TCAAGCTATTCCACCCGGTGAATGATCATTACGGCCTGTCTCCGATTGAGGCAGCCGCAACGGCGATCGACCTTCACAATACGGCTAGCCGCTGGAACAAGGCTCTGCTCGACAACTCGGCTCGGCCATCGGGTGCGCTCGTCTATACCTCAGGCGGACAGCTGACGGAGGAGCAGTTCAGGCGGCTCAAGGCGGAGCTTGAGACAAGCTTTCAAGGGGCGCGCAATGCCGGCCGGCCCATGCTGCTCGAGGGCGGGCTCGATTGGAAAGCGATGAGCCTCTCACCCCGCGATATGGACTTCATAGAAGCTCGTCATGCAGCTGCTCGCGAGATTGCTTTAGCACTGGGCGTGCCGCCCATGCTGCTCGGCATTCCGGGCGACAATACTTATGCCAATTATCAGGAGGCAAATCGGAGCTTCTGGCGGCAGACGGTTCTGCCTCTCGTCAATCGTGCCGCCAAGTCGCTTGCGGCTTGGCTGGGGCCGGCCTGGGGAACCAGAGCGCTCGAGCTCAAGCCCGATCTCGACACCATTGAAGCTCTGTCGACGGAGCGCGAGGCGCTCTGGTCCCGTGTAGAGCGATCCTCTTTCCTGACACGCAACGAGAAGCGAGCCGCAGTGGGTTACGGACCTCTGCCTGGCGGAGACGAGGCGCCGTCCGCTTGAGGACGACGTTTGACGACTAACTCTAAACCAAGACTGGATGGGTCGGATGGAGCCACTTGGTGCTCGGCCGCTGGAAGCGGTGCGAGAGGTGAAGCTCACCTCGCTGGGACTCAAGGATGTGAGCTTCAACGGTATTTTCGAAGGCTACGCGTGCCTGTTTCATCGCGAGGATTTGGGGCGCGATATCATCGTGCCCGGAGCATTTCGCGAGAGCCTCGCTAAACGCGGTGTTGCGGGCGTTCGCATGCTGTTTCAGCATGACCCCAATCAGCCGATCGGCACCTGGATTACCATTCACGAGGACGCACGCGGGCTGTTCGTACGTGGCCAGTTGGCGACAGAAGTGGCTAAAGCGCGCGAGGTCCTCTCATTGATGAGGTCCGGCGCCATCGATGGCCTATCGATCGGTTTCCGCACGGTCAAAGGAGTGCGTAACCCTCGCACGGGTGTGCGGCGCCTCGAAAAAATCGACCTCTGGGAAATTTCAGTTGTCACCTTCCCGATGCAACCCGAAGCGCGGGTCGCATCTGTGAAATCCAATCCCTTCGCCGGCCGTGCGCCGACCGAGCGGGAATTTGAGCGCTGGCTCACGCAGGACGCTGGGTTCACGCGCTCAGAGGCTCGCGCTGTGCTGCGCGAGGGCCTCAAGGGCCTCAGGCTCCTGCGGGATGCGGAGCGGGCCTCGTCCTGGGAAGAGCGCTTGCTGAGGCAGATCGCCGAGGCAGCGCAGCTCCTTAATCAATCTCAGTCCACGAAAGGATTTCGGCCGTCATGCTGAACAATGAAGGGCTAGAGGTGAAGTCCACATCCGCCGCCGACCTCAGCATCGCGTTCGAGGACTTCATGCGGGCCTTTGAGGCCTTCAAGGAGACCAACGATCGGCGCTTGTCGGAAATCGAGCGCTGTATGAGCGCCGATGTTGTCACCGTCGACAAGCTGGCGCGCATCGACCGCGCTCTCGACGAGAACAAGCGAGTCATCGAGGAGCTCGTTCGCAAAGCGGCGCGACCGCAGCTTGGCTCGTCCGTGGCGCGTTTGTCCGGTGGTCTCGACCACAAGGCGGCCTTTGAAGGCTACATGCGCCGCGGAGAAACACATCGCCTCCGCGACTTCGAGGGCAAAGGCTTGTCGGTCGGCTCGGACACCGACGGCGGCTATCTCGTGCCAGAAGAAACCGAGCGCTCGATCAACAGGGCGCTGCGCAGCGTATCTCCAATTCGTGCGATTGCGGACGTTCGGCAAGTCTCCGGATCGGTTTACAAGAAACCGTTTGCTGTTTCCGGCCCGGCCACCGGCTGGGTCGGCGAAACGGATCCTCGGCCGGAGACCGATGGCCCGAAGCTGGCCGAGCTGGCATTCCCGACAGCCGAGCTCTATGCCATGCCCGCGGCCACGCAGTCGCTGCTTGATGATGCTGCGGTCGATATTGACCAGTGGATCGCAGAGGAGGTTAGGCTGACCTTTGCGGCCCAGGAGGGCACCGCCTTTGTCACCGGCGATGGCGTCAACAAGCCAATGGGCTTCCTCAGCTATTCGACGGTGGACAATTCGGCATGGACTTGGGGCAAGATCGGCACGATCTCTACAGGTGTATCGGGCGACTTCCCCGAGACAAATCCTGCCGACAAGCTGATCGACCTCGTTTACTCCGTGAAGGGTGGCTATCGCGCAAACGGCACCTTCGTGATGAACCGTGCGACACAGTCTGCAATACGCAAACTGAAGGACGGTGATGGCACTTATCTCTGGCAGCCGTCGGCCAAGCCTGGTGAGCCTGCAAGCCTGATGGGTTTCCCGGTAATCGAATCGGAGGATATGCCGGACATTGCACCGGACAGCCCTGCGATTGCTTTCGGCGATTTCCGCCGCGGCTACTTGATCGTGGATCGTGTCGGTATTCGCGTGCTGCGCGATCCCTACAGCTCGAAGCCCTACGTGCTGTTCTACACGACGAAGCGCGTCGGCGGCGGCGTACAGGACTTCGATGCCATCAAGCTGCTGAAGTTCAGCGCCTAGCACACATTTCGGTCGCCTCGCGAGTGCGACTCAAGCCGCGCTCGCGAGATTTGCTCGCGTGGCCTTCCTCCCACCACGCGAGCGTGGGCGGGGTTGCTCGCTTGGGTTTCCGAGCGACCCCGCCTGAAACTTTTCTGCCCGCAACGGAGCTGTCATGGGCCTTGTCTTGACATCCCAGCCTGCCGTCGAGCCGCTGACGGTGGATGAGGTCAAAACGTATTTGCGCATTGATCACGATGATGAGGATTGTCTGCTTGCGAGCCTCATCACCAGTGCAAGATTTCAAGTCGAGGCTGCGCTCGATTTGGCGCTTATAATTCAAAGCTGGTCATGGACGTTCGATGCATGGCCGAAAGGAAATGCTCTCGAGCTGCCAATTGGATTCGTTCAGTCCGTCCAAGCTGTTCGCGTAACGGCACGAGACGGGACAGTAAGTGAGGTGTCTCCGGATCAGTTCGCGCTCGAGGGCGGCCGAATTCCACCCAGGCTCGTCGCAAAATCTGGTGACTGGCCGAAGCCCGGCGTTCCGGCGCTCGGCATCGAAATCGCGTTTACCGCAGGTTTTGGTTCCGAGCCAAGCGATGTTCCGGAACCAATACGCCAAGCGCTGCTGATGCTGGTCGCGCACTGGTACGAGCACCGCGATCCAGCGGAGATCGGAGGACCGGCTACGCGCATTCCGGAGGCGGTTTCGGCCTTGCTGAAGCCATATAGCAGGGTGCGGTTGTGAGTGGTCCGCGGATCGGCGCGCTGCGCCATCGGCTCCGTCTCGAAGCTCCATCGTACATGGCGGATGAGGGCGGTGGCGCGACCGTGACTTGGAATCCGGTGGCGACGTTATGGGCCGAAGTCATTCCCCTGTCAGGCCGGGAGGAGCTCCGGGCGGATGGCCTTCAAACCATCGCGAAGTTCGAGGTTCGAACCCGCTACCGAGCCGGCATCAGCCCCGAAATGCGCTTCGTTTTCGGCGGGCGAGTGCTGGAAATCCAGGCCGTCCGCGATATCGAAGGCCGCCGTCGGTGGTTGAGCTGCCTGTGCGAGGAGCTGGGACCATGAAAATTTCATTTCGGGTGATCGGCCTTGGAACTCGGTTAGGTCAGGCGGCGAAACGCCTTTCGCACGCAGCACGGCGCAGCCCTTCGGTGCGTGTCGCGGCCGGGACAAGTCGAAATCGTCTTATTCAGTCGAACGAGGCCAGAAATGCGATCAGCCAGCCAGGCGTTACAAGCCGCGATCCACGGAGCTTTGAGCGCTGACGCTGAAGTCTTGGAAGCGCTCGGGGGCGAGCCTCGCATTTACGACCATGTACCGCGGAAGCCGAATTATCCGTACGTCACCTTTGGACAGACGACCCTGCGCGATTGGAGCACGGGAAGCGAGCTCGCTGAAGAGCACACATTCACGCTTCATATCTGGTCGCTTGCTGCCGGTCGTAATGAGGTCCACCGCATCGTCGATGCACTTCGCTCTGCTCTGCATGACCGCGATCTGCCCATCGCGGGACATCGCCTCATCAATTTGAGGCACGAGCTCTCCGAAATACGCCGAGAATCAGATGGCGAGCGATTTCTTGGAACCGTGCACTTGCGCGCCGTCACAGAGCCCCTGAGCTGATCAGTTCATGTTTTCCGAAGAGATAGCAAGATGGCTGCACAAAAGGGTAAGGACCTTCTGCTCAAGATCGATCGCGATGGTCTCGGTACTTTCGAGACGGTTGCCGGACTGCGATCGCGCACTCTCGCGTTCAACGCCGAGACGGTCGACATAACGCACCAGGAATCAGCGGGGCAGTGGCGTGAGCTATTGGCCGGAGCGGGAGCAAAAAGCGCTCGCGTCACAGGTTCCGGGATTTTCAAGGACGCCGCTTCTGATGCGGCCATCCGAGAAATCTTTTTCAACGGGGAGATCCGCTCTTGGCAGATCATCGTCCCAGACTTCGGCATTGTCGAGGGGCCATTCCAAATCTCTGCTTTCGAGCTGACCGGGCGGCATGATGGCGAAATTTCGTTCGAGCTTGCGCTCGAGTCGGCGGGCGAGCTCACATTTGCGCCAGTGTAACGAAAGGAGGCCGAAATGGCTAACGCGCGTCGCGGCGAGATTGAAGCCTGCCTCGACGGAAAAACATGGAAGCTATGTCTCACGCTCGGCGCGCTTGCCGAGTTGGAGGCGGCCTTCGGCGATGAGGATATGCTGGCGTTGGCGCAGCGGTTCGAAAAAGGGCGGCTAAGGGCCGAAGACGCCGTGCGCATTATAGGCGCTGGGCTGCGCGGTGCTGGACATGACGTCACCGATGAGCAGGTGAAAACCATGCGCACCGAGGATGGTGTGCTCGGTTTCATCGATATTGTTGCACGGCTCCTCTCCGCGACGTTCGGTGGAAACGCCAATGGCACAGGGTTCGAGAATGCTGCTCCGCGCCAGGAGGTGCGCGCGCCAGACCCTTTCCCTGGGACGAGATAATG